GCTCGATCATATTCCACTTGAATAACTCCCACGGCGCGCTACCACTTCCTAAGAGGGCGTGGTAGACGCGCTTTGAGAGTTTGGGTCAGCGAGTGGCTCCTGGCACATGGTTATGATTTCTTTTACAAGTGGCTTAAATTCAGCGCGGTAATTCAAACCTTCAACTTCTTTTTCAGTAAGTCCGGTACATTTTACAATAACGTCATTTTCCTGTTTGTTGGTTCCGTGTAAAAATGTACGCCAATCCAAAACAGTTAAATTGTCTACGTTGATATTTACGACCTTACCGTTTTTAAGTGTAATCGCTCCCATTTTATTACTCCTAGTATGCGCTGAATGAACGTGCGCCGTTTTTCTGGAATTCGCAGGAAATTTCCACGATGTTATCATACGGATAGTTGAATTGACCACCCATTGAAATAACAGGTACGGTCTCTTTGCGTTTTCCGGATGCAGTACCTTCGCGCCCGATAATCAATGTGCCTTGAGTGCCTTCAAGTAATTGATCCTCAAGTGCCGTGCCGCCTGATTGAGCCACACCAGACCACGAGTATTTTCCATCCTTTGTAGTGGTTAGGTAGGTATCATCCGTATCGTTTCCGGCGGTTGCTTTTACCAGCCCGATGGAAGGGGAACTTGACAACGAACGATAATCAGTCCCAAGAGTGAGAGTGCCTGCAGGATTTACAAAACTTACAACCAAACTTGAACCAGTATATTCAGTCATTTTATTGCTCCTTATTTGTCTAGCAAAAATCTGTAATCTGCGCCAACCATATAAATCTTTTTTCCGGCGGCGTCAGTTTCAACCAACGATCTACCACTTTCCCTGCGTGACAAGAAGTTAGTCCATCCAGTCACGGTTAATACCTTGCGATGTAACTTACCATCAATCTGTGAGTCTATTGTTTTCGCAGCTGTAGCGGTTGCGGCATACGCGCGAATGAACAAAACTACATCTTTAAGTCTATGAGGGGTTTCGTTCCTGTCTCCCTCATTGACGTATGACCAAACCACATAAGGTAGAGAATAATTATCAGGCGCAATATTCAGGAATACCGCCGTACCCGCATTGGTATTCGTTCCACCAATCGCTGTATAAATCGCAGCGTCTAACGCGCTTTGGACGCTCACTTTAGTACCTCTTTGAGTTCATTGAAGAACTGATCTGCCTCTTTTTCGCAAGCGCCTCCGAGAAAATGTTTAGCAGACACTCTTGACGTCCCAAGTTCTTGAAA